GTTTCACCTTTAGGAAAAGTGTAAAAGACTCCAGCGTAGCCATCTTTTAACTTTTTGTCAGAATTATTAGTTACGAAGATTGAGGACATATTTAGAACTTTACAACATCGCCATATACGCTAATTGTAGCTGTGTTAGTGTTGCCACTAGCAGTTGTTACATTCACATATAGTGCTTGGGTTACATTACCTGAAACAGGGACAGACGCTGCATACGGAGCTGCAATAGTTAAATCAGTGAACTTGTTTACACCGTTCAATTGAGTTAACGCCACATTCGCTACAACAACATTTGAACCTGCTGAATCTGTCGAAATAGTGACATATGCAGCGGATACATCGCCAGATGGGTTAGATACCGTAATTCTACGGAGAATAACCGCACCTGAAGATGCTGTTGATCCTGATTGTGTTAAGCCACCCCCAAGAATAGGTAACACAATACCAGTTACGGTTGCGTTACCTACTGTATTGAAGGAAACATTTTGAGCTTGAGCAATGCGACCATTCCCGAAACTATCAAGGTAAAACTGTGATACTGAATCTGGATTAGCCATTATTACTCTCCTTAACTTGCGTTGTAAGTGCCAGTGACAGGCAAACCACCATCTACGGTAGCCAATGTCAAAGTGGCAGCAGTAGATGCGTTAGCAGCCACATTCACGCCATCTGCGGAAATCCAGCCACCAGCACCAGAAGCAATCACGGTTGTCCATGTTGCAGCGTTTGATGTTGCATTGTAAGCAGAAACAGCAGAAATGCTCACATTGGCAGTTGGAAATACGATGTAGTTACCAGCAGGAATTACAACGCCTCCTGTTGGAACTGACAAAGTAGTTAACTGAAAATATGCGCCTGGAGTATTTGCATAAGTACCTGAAATCAGGATTTTATTATTTGCGAGTGCCATGTTATACGCTCCTTATAGTGAAATAGAGTTATAACCCTGCACACGGGTCATTGACTTAGGCTTGGTGCTTACCAATTCGGCAATCATCAAAACTGCGCCAACATAACCGATCTGCCAGTTAGGAAGTGTAGATTCAAAACCAGTAAATACGAATGAACCCTGATCGTGGATGTAGAGGCTCATGTAGTTGCTGTTAATGAAGTACAAAGTACCTTCTGGGCAATATGGGTCTGGATAGATTGGAACACCAGCTACCATCAAAGCACGGAAAGCTGCTTGAGGACCGTTGGAGTCGCTATCAAAGCCGTGTCCTGGGGTAATTACATACTGTTCTTGACCAACATAGTCTTGTGCCAAGAGTGTCCATGTACCGAAACCGCAAACACCAAAAGTAGGTACTTCAGCACCTTTCTTAACTGTACCAGAAATGTATTGAAGTACATTTTGACGAGTTGGGTTTACAGAACCAGCGTTGTACACCTTAGACTGCCACCATGTATAGGTAGAACGGTTGATGTTACCGTAAGTCTGCATATTTGTACCATCATCAATAGCGCCTGGCAAGCCAATGAACTGTTGAGTGTTGGTGTAGTTTGTGTAAAGTGCTGTAGCCATCGCATCCATCATCACATTGGTTGCATCGTTCATACGAGCTTCAATGAGAGGGATGATTGCGTAATCTTGCTGAACTGCGCCTTCCATACCGAGGAACGGTACTGGGGCAATCATCAATTTCAAGTTGAACTCAGCATTAAAAGCACCTTGCTGAACTGCTGGCTGGTTGAATGAACCAGAGTAGTCAGACCACTGTGCGTTAACAAACTGAGCGCCTTGAACTGGCACGGTTACTTGGGATACACCGCCTGAAGCAGATTGACTGTTAGCAATCAACGCAGCCATCAATGGTGTGCTGTTATAAAGTTGTACTACCAGCTTGGGGATAAACGCTCTACGAGTTACATAAGTAAGCTCATTGTATTGGCTTGATCCTGATGCTGGGACTATTCCGCCACCTATAGGCATAATAATTCTCCGTTAAAAGTAAATATCCCCATTTACTGCTGTTTAAATACCAATTGGTCGAGTGTTTTTACGCAACTCTTGCAATGCTTTTGATGCCTCATCCCTTGCGCCCATCTGTGGGTTTTTCCAATACTTAGAAAGGTCAAACTTATTCAGTGCGCTTGGGTTATACCCCATTGCCGAATTAGGCGTTGGAGCTGCTGCTTGATTCATCCAATCGAAGTACTCGGCTGCTGTTTCATGATTGGTCATGCCTTTTTCAAGCATTACTTTTTCAATTTCAGCAATTTCTTTTTCAGAGCGATTTAACTTTGCTCTGCGTTTTTCAAGTTCTTCTCTTGCATCTCTATCACGCAATTGAGCCTCTAATCTCATTACCCGTTCTTCAGCAGCGGTCACCTTTTTATTGGTGTAATCCTCAATCTCAAGTTCAGGAATGGACATTTCAGGCTTGACCTGTTTAGTCATGCGTAAAAATTCTTTGCGTGTTTGTGGGTTATCAGCTAATTGCTTAGCCAACATTGCCAATTCATCACGCTGTTCAAACGAAAGATCTTCTAAACTCATTTCATATCCCCTTTATTTATTAGATAACTTTCTTTGTGTCACCAGGATGTGACATATTCATCATATTTTTGTAACCAGCTTTAGGAGCAGATGTTAAACCACCGAACTCTGAATAACGAGGGGTGTTAATAACTTGACCATTTTTCTGGTTATTGTCAGTAGGTCTGCGTGGAAGCGCAGCGCCACGAGGTTTAAATAATTCCATGATAATTCCTTACATTTGTGGAGTTGCGGAAGGTTGACCGCCTGGTAAACCGCCAGCACCAGGAGGCGCAGGAGGTGGTACTTGGGCTGACATACCTGGGATTTGTGGTGCTTGTGCCATTGCTTTTCCTTCAGCCGTTGCACCACCAGCTTGAGGCAATGTTTGCAACATCTGCATGATTTCAGTAGGTTGCAATTCATTTGTCTTGGATTTCTTAGGTCCAATGACTTTGTTCAATGTGCTAATCGCCCCTAAAATGGAGCGACCTTCTTCGGAATCAGATCCTACGGCTGGGAGAGCTTGTTCTAACAAGTCTTGAGCCATAGATAAGTTAATCATGGCTGCTTCACGATTTCCCATTTTTGGTTCTGGGGTGCTCATCGGAGATGACATCGGAGCTGCACTGTTTTCAGACATACCCGTTGGTGCTTCAGGCGCTGGAGGAACGCCAGCAGGGGTTGCTTTATCCCTTTGGCTTTTAATCATCTGCATCAGTTGGTCTGAAGGTACTGACATAACTTTTTCCTATTAAGTTTCTCGTATCGTAATCTTAATCTATCAATTGTCAAGTGGGGGGAATTATTTAGTTTCCCTCCCCCTCTAGGACTTATTCGGTCTGCCCGAAATAACCCTTACGGATTACTTGCGTGCTTTACGACCTTTGCGAGCTTTGCGTGCCATGTGAATGACTCCTTAAAGAAGCGGTCACCTATTTCAAAGGGAAGGCAGCCACACCCTTTTCTCCCGTGAAGGAAAACCAATTAACGCTTAGACTTGCGTGATTTTTTGTGAGCTTTACGCATTTCAAAATCTCCTAGTTAAGTTTATCCCCTGATAGACCTGCCCATATTCCTAATTTTTGGACTACGGTTAAAACTTGGTGTGCTTTGAGTACGATACTCTAAACCTGGACCTTTTTCACCTCTTTTTAAAGATTCAGTTGTAACTTTTGGCTGATCTGCTTTTGGTGCTATTGATTGTGCCATTACGCTGCTCCTGGTTCATTCTTTGGGTGCTTTTCCTTAGGCGCATGACCTGGAGGCTTTTGCTGACCACCACTTTGCGCCTCCATCTTTTTCAAACGCTGTATAAGCAATTGTTTACCTGGAGCTTCCACCATGTCAAGTAAAGATTCTTTGTCAATTGCGCCAGCTTTAAATAAATTGAACGCCAATTGCTTTGTATCTTCAGTAAAGATTGGGCTGTTAGAGTGAGCATCAACTTTAACAACATAATCGTTAGTAAACTGCTCTGCAATAAACGGCACGCCTTCAGTATCTTTGTAATGTGTTGGGTCATAGGCTTGCATGAGCTTGAGATACAGTGTTGCTACCTTTTCCAAGCTATCTTCCACAATCAAAGCCCGTTTTTTAGCTCTTGAAGAACCTAAACGAGCTAATTGGCTTGCATGACCAGCCGATCTTACGCCAGACTCGCCTTTACCTTGCAATACATTGCCAATACCTGAAACTTCTTCAAACATTGCGCTAATTTCGTGGATAACCTCAAAAAGATCAGGTGGCATCTGCGGTGCAAGGCGTTCAGCCTTAGCGTTGGGCATATCTGAGCTTAAAAGACCACCAGCACGGTTTAATGCAAAGTTTTTCTCATCCAAGATGCCAGAAAAGCCTGTCAACGCTGTTGGAGGGCTAACTTGCTTGGACAATAGATCCAAAATCTCTACCCAGCGCACATTGAGCAAAGTTTGAAGCTGCATGAGCTTTTGAACTTCCGATGCGCCCCAAAAATAGGTTGGCAATGGGTTTGGGCAGATCTGAACAAATGGACATTCGCCTTTAAGGAACAAGGATGCACCTGGTCGGTCATAAATAATAATTCCAGGAGCTGCGCTAGTTACCACTTGATAATCAGAAGTGTCATCATTCCACACCCACAACTCAGTCATCTCTACTGTATCTTCAGCTACTTGAGCTTTGTAGCGATTTACTCCATACAGATCAAGGTTGATGTTGCCATAGATAGTCGGATTGGTTTGACTCATCACAATACGATTTACTGCTTCAGGAATCTCTGATTCATTAACTCTTGTGCCAGTCGTGAGGCGCTTTACGATGTCATCACGCTTTGGATGGGAATACAGACGGGCATATAGCTCCGACTTTGTCATGTAGTAAGTTTGTACAATGGCTTCTTGCCTGTCTGTATAAGGGGTGTCCTCACGCAATATGCCGATAGAATCAGGCTCGATCAGGTAAGGATTAATGCCGTTGTTATAAACCAGCTTTACAAAGGTGGTGTTATAAACCAATGACCAAGTCAACGCAGTCGAAAATACTTGGTCTGCATTGGAGTTAAGCCACTCGTCATTGAGTGCTTGAGTCAATCGTGGTGTTTTGCGCTGCTCCATATCGTGGACTGAAGCGCCCAATTGTAAAGAGAAGCGGGTTGTTTCCGAGCTATAGAGGAAGCTAGTAAGCTGATCTAAGTGCGGATTGATCTTGTTGAAATAGGCTGGTGGTTCTTCAGGTCCAGCGCCAAATAAATAATATGCCCGCTGAGTGGTGTAATCACCTTTGCGGGCATCTCTTGATACCAGGCACTTAGCAATGATGTCTAAATAAAAATCTTCTCTTGCTTCGGGTGCGCTAGGTATTCTCATTTTTTAATCTGTAAGTTTTCAGGATCTCGTAATGTTGAAGATGGATCAACTCTAGGTCCTGAGTTTATACCAGCCTGAGATGGTGTCAAGCCCGCAGCCTCAGGTTCTTTACCTAGTAACGGTCCAACAGGTTTTGAGAATTGTCCAGCAAGAATAGATTGCATATTCATGCCTTTCATTCCGCCACCCCAGACCGCTGCGTCACCAGGGCGGGCTTCCCTTGGGGCTTCCGCTTGCGGGGTTGGGACTTGACGCTTGAGCTTGTCTTTGTCAACTCCTTTTTTACGGGTTGCGAACTTTTCGGCATCTGCGTATTCTTTTTCGGTGAACTTGTTTTTCTTGGCGAGGAAGCCTTCTTGGTGCTCGCCTTCACGGGTGGTTTTGATGTCTGACATTCCGAACTCCATTGCGAGTTGCTTGGTGGACTTGTCCGTAAATCTTGTTTTGGCGCTGACCAAGTTAGGAGCTTGCAAAAATACGACCATAACTTCTTCATTACATCCTTTCATGGGACATTTAGGAGTCCTCGATTCAAAATAACCGTGTTTAGCACAGTGAAAATCATTTACTACAGCCATTGTTATATCCCCTTCAATTGCTCGTCAAGTGTTAAATCAGAATAATCATACTTCGGTTTGATACCCATATTAATCTTAATCTCCCCGTTAATCAATGTCAATTTACTGGATTTATGAAGTATGGGCTTGGCTTCTTTGCGATATTGAACAAATAATGAGGTGTCACGGTTCTGCATAATGGCTACTTCCCCATTAATCCATTCTTGATAGGATTTTGACACCCTTCTTTGGACATATTCAGTCAATGGTTCACTCTCATTGATAAAAACATCCCGTATATGGGATGTAGATAACCCAGCAAGCTCTGCAAACAAAGGAATAGAGATTCCTCGGTTCTTATCCTTGAGAAATCTCTTAATAATCCTTCTAAGGTCAGTTCTACTGTGGATTACCAGTGGCATTACCATAAACACCTATCCTTTTAAGGTAATCGGACACATTTCGACCTACAGTGAGCTGTTCAGGGGTGAAATCATCCTGTACACGGGAAACTCTGCGAGTGAGCTTTTGATTTATCAATCTTGGCTGTACTTGTTCAGCATAAGCAGCGCAAGCTAGGGCTGTAGCGATCACACGGTCATCTTTGTTGCGACCAGATGCTTCAATTGAGCTGCCATCACGAATAGTGGTTTTCATTTCATCAATGGTATCCAAATCGTAGATGTCTAACATCCCACGCTCAAAGTAATCCTTCATGTAGGTGAGCATCCTCTCTTTGGTAGCTGCCGTTGTCATCCAGCCAATCGAGTTAGACAAGCCACCCATCGTATCGTTCCTGCGCCAGATGTAGTTCTGCATATTGCCGTACACATCCATGAGGTCTTTACCCAAAGCTGTACCCATCGCAGCAGCTTGACGCTTGAGGTTGCGTAGTTCATTGATGACCGCCTGACCTGGACCATTGATCTCAAGGTTAAGAGTTGAGTTCTTGTAAGCGCCAGCAAGGTGGGCGATCACCCAGGCAAATTGGTAGGTGTTCATTTCAGAGGTGGCAAATGAAGCCACCTGCTCAAGCCCATCTGCATATACCCGCAGCACCTGAATACAGAATCTATCAGCCCAGTCGCTAGATCCATAAGCAGGATCAGCACCGATAACATAATAAGCAGTGTCCACAGGTTCTTCCCAAACCTTGAGCGTGGCAAGACGCTCAGTGGATTTAAGTACTTCCGTGTCTTGAAAGTTAACTCCAAAAGAATATCTATAGGACTCATAGGGTACTTTCTTTAGTTTTTTCATGGCATCCGTACATCTTGCATTAGAAAAGAAAGAAGTGCCAGTCATCACAAAGGCGTAGTCCTCAGTAGGCGGAAACTCTTGATACATGAGGGAGTCATCCTTAATACCCTCTAGCATCTTCCAGCGCCACCAGGCAATCTGACGGGAATTGATTTCAACACCGTAGAGCTTTTTGATGTCACGCACCCATTCTTTTTCTTCACCTGTGAGCTTGCCATCCCAATAGACTTTGTAAGTCTGACCTTCAGGATCTAGGGAATACAGTTCATTACGCCACCAGCCACAAAAGATAGCCCGTTGTGTGCGAGCCTTCTTAGCAGTGGTGTACATATCGTGAAACATATTAAAGCCACGAGCTGTGGACTCAAAGGTGTACAGACGATCAGGATTGGTTTCCGCTAAAGACGCTAGCAAGGAAGCTAATCCTTCTTCATCTCCCCAGCTTGAGGTTTCCGTTCCATGAAGGTATGTAATAGCCTTACCACGACCCAGACTTCCTTTCGCTCTAAGCCCAGCGACTTGATAAAAGATACGGCTGCGGTTTTTGAGGGAAAGCTGATTTCGGTTGTGAGCAAGGATCGGGATTTTGAACTCTTTGGGCAAACCATCCATATACATGGCAAGGGTTGTTCGGAACATATCCCTATTTTCTTCCGTATCTGTTGTGAGTGTGCCTTGAAGCCCTGGGTGCATGAAGTGCCAGTAGAGGTCAAGTGCGAGGGAGATAGTCGTGATTCCAAGTTGCCTTCCTTTCAAGATAACAAAAAAGTGGATGTCCTCCTCCAAGCCCTTTGCGATTTCATTCATCACATAGGTTTGACTACCAAGAAGGTTATCCATCTTGCGTAAGCCTTGCTCTTTAGTTTCAATCTTGAGCTGCTTACAAAAGTAGTAAAAATGCTGGAGGTTAAATTTACTCATTGGTTAGCCAAGGTAATTTGTTGTTGTATTTCTCAAGCATGGTCTTATTCCCTTGTTCAAAGAAGTCACGACCTACTGAGTATTCGTTACCACCAAGCCTAAAACAAAAAGTGTTTTGTCCTGACCAAGCAAAGTTGGGATATACCTGAGTAGCTGCTGCGTAGAACTTTCGATCACCACCCCATCCTGGCTGAGAAAGAATAATGGCTAAAGTCTTGAGGCACTCCGTTTTCATGCCCCACATACACCAATCCACAAAGCTATGACCTGGTGCGTTCCAGCAGTCGTGAAGGCTTCCAAGGGCTTCGCAGCTATCTTCACAGATAAACCGCCCTTCCTTCTCGTACACAGAGCGTAGGCAATAGACCCAATCATAATCTTCTTCCATTTTGGTCATAATGGACTCTACATGATTAGGCTTGTACCAATCGTCATCGTTGCAAAAGAAAGTCACATCTTCATTTACAAGAAAAGCACTTGCAGCATAAAGCCTTCTGCCTTCTACATCTTTGCCCCCGACCTTACCATCCCAATAGCAGATCTTTAATTCTGGGTATAGCCTTCTTAGTTCTGCGTATTGATTAAAGCCTTCATCGCAAACAATGTAATGCACCACTGGATAAGTCTGGGCTTTTACACTAGCAATGCAGTTTGCTAACTCCCAGTGGCGCTTCCCGTTGGTAACTGTGACTACGGCTGCGGTTTTCAATTGTGTTTACCTAGTTTTTTGATTTCAAAGTTAGGAAGATCCCAATACGCCACCTTAAGCCTAGCGGTGTGATTCCTGGCTAGGTCAATCAAGGCGGTATAGGTCATGGGGCTAAACCGTTCCTTCCATTCTTTTGCTAATGCGATCTTTTGCTTCTTGGTTTTGCAAGACAAGGCTCTCATCATTTCTGTCTTGTACATCTGGCGTTCTTGACAGAGCCGTTCCCAATCAGTGTACGCAATCACCATCTTCAGGCTCTAGCAGTTTCTTGAGATGCAAAATCTCCGCTTCAGCCATCATGAGCAGTTCAGAGGACTTGGCATGAACCCGCATCAACTCATGGAAGATGTCATCTTTAGTCATAGCCCATATTCTGGTCATGTATTCCTTCTTAGCAATGTCCCCAGCCTTCTCAATGTATTGCTGGACTGATACTGCATCTTTTATTCCGTTCTCCATACTCTTATTCCTTCTCCGTCTTTTCTAGCAATAAACTTCCGATTCAATTGTTTGCCTGTTCTGTAGTTTGCATTACAGACAATTTGCAGCTTCCCCGCTGGTACAAAGAATGATTCACCGATCTCCATAATCCTATATGGGTACACATTGCGCTTTTTCTCAGGGGGTATGGGAATATTTTTTTCTACTTCAATAGTCATGCTATTCTCCTTATAACTTAACTCATCATACACTACCATGATACACACATACAACGAATATCATCTAGGCGATAACCTTATTCATCTGAACTATTTGCGTAAGGTTTGTGAGCAAGATAGTGACATGGACTTTGTTCACCATTGCCATCCGCAGTACCATAGCCAGCTACAACCCTTGTGTGAGGGCGTAAGCATCCTCTTAGCAGATCTATCCATCCCACCAGGCTCTATTAACGCTTGGATTGGCAGGGACAACTACTTTCACAACCACCCTCTTAGACGGCAGTGGGCGCAATTTCACATGGAATGGTTTGACCATCTATCAGACCTGTTAGAAGTTTCCTCGCCTATAGCTTGCAAGGAAGATCTCTTGTTCGAGTATCCTGCTCTGAGAGAGCAGTCTAGGTATGAGTTTGACCTCCTAGTCATTAACGCTCCCCCACAGTCAGGGCAATTACCAGACTTTAATGCGGATTTCTTTAAAAAACGGGTCATGGAATTAACAAATG